CACAGTGACAGTTCCAGTAACCTGTCAACGGAAAACGTTCAGTCTCTTCCTAATGATCAAATCTCTGATTGTGAGTGGTGCCGTCGTTACGGCAGCTGCGCTGGCATCTCCTGTTGTCGCAGGTCCTTACGTGAACATCGAAAATAACGGTGGGTACGCTGGCGGTGATTTCTTGGGTAGCACCACAGATTTTGCCGTTGGCTTTGAAGGTTCTAGCGGTGTTTACAGCTATTACGTTCAAGGCGGCCCTGCTTACACCAAATTGCAGGGCGTAGACGGTGAAACTGAGCTGTCAGGCAAGATTGGCGGAAACGTTCAAGCCACTGACAACTTTGGTGTTTATGCCGAGCTGAGCTTCATCACTTCTGATGATGATCCGAACTACGGAACCAAGCTTGGTGCAAAGTGGAATTTCTGAGCTAGCTTATAGCTGAGACGTGTTCTCCCTCTCCTGGTCTCACACAGCAGGAGGGGGTTTTTTCTTGCCATGCAAAAAGTTTTCAACGTTTTGTCTGTCGCATCCTTTGTGATGAGCGGCGCGATGGTTGTTGGAACGGTGATGCTTTACACGCGCATCCCGTCACTCACTAAGTATTACATGAGTGAGCTAAAGCTTGAACTGACTGAACTGGTGCTGAATGCAATGCCTAAGCAAATTGAAGAGGCGATGCCAGAGTTGCCTGCTGAGACTGGCTTGCCAATTAAGTTTCCATGAGTGATCAGGTCAACTCACCGTCCCATTACAAGCAAGGTCGCATTGAAGCAATTGAAATTATTGAGGATGTAGTAGCTGGAGCGCCTGAGCCTGTGATGGGTTATTTGGTGGGTCAAGCGTTGAAGTATTTATTGCGTGCTTGGCATAAGAATAATGCTGGTCAAGACCTGCAAAAAGCAGCGTGGTACTTGAACCGTGCCATTGCTCGACTTAATCCATGACACAAGAAAACCCCGCCTAGGACGGGGTTCTCAAGAGCAGTAACAGACTCCGAACTCGACGGTGGTCGGCTTGCTTACCTGGCTAACAGCGAGGACAACAGGCTGGAACGGGCATCTTGCGATGGCGGAACAAGGGAGTTGTCGGACACTGCTAGAGAGGTATACCTTTTATAGCACAAGAGTCTTTAAGTGACCATTCTGGTATTGGCAGTTGGATCGTCGTCATCATGAGCTTCTGGCCCAAAGCTTTCAGCCTTGATTTTTGCCATATCAGGTTCTGGAGCGGGAGTTTTTGATTTCTGCTCAAATGATGCAAGCCATTCGCGTAACGCATCTCCTGTTGGGGTTTTTGGCGGCCATTTGACAAATTTCAACAGCGCCTTTGGGTCAGTGAATAGTCTTGATCTCTTGCCTGACAAACAGGTGTAAACAAAAGGCGGGCCTTCGCGTTGCTTGGTACGTTCAATCCAAAGTTGGCCTGCTGTAAACCGTTCAGACTTCATGCCAGAAATTCCTGAGATTGGTATTGGAGCGGTGCAAGTGCCAGTAATTCCGGCTTGGCGAAGTATGCCGCCTCAAAGCATTCCAACTGAGCCGCCAGTCACTTTGCAGCTTGGCTTTCCAGTCATACAAGTGCCTGGGTGCGTTGAATCTCGCAATACACAGCCAGGCAACCAAAAGGCTTACGACAACGACCCAAAGGGCAACTTTGTGGTTTGCGATGGAACGATGCCTTCGTTTAAGCCGCTGGATTTTTCACCAGCGTTGCAACCGCCTGAAGGTGTAAAACCGCCAAAGCTGGATGCTGGAGAGGATAAGCCGAAAGAGCAGCCTAAAACTCAATCGGCCATAAACCCCCTGCCAGCTGCTGAGTCTGGCATTCCTATATTACCGGAAGAATTACCTTGTCCACCCCCTGATGCAATTCCTATAGGAGCAAAAAATAAATTACAAACCGCTGTGATCATGGGCTATGAAATGATTGACGGCAAATGCGAGCCGCAACTTGAGTTATTGCCTGTGGCAAAAATTGTGGGCAACTATTTACCTGGAGCGCCTGTTGTCATGACGACTGCAGCAATTGCAGCAGTAGCAACAACCAGTGCCATTGTTGCAAAACCTTTAGGAGACTTTTTGCTCAAAGCAGTTAAACCAATTGTAAAAAAAACAATTAAAAAGATCAAGGAAAAGCTTACCAAAAAAGTAATTATTGAGTCTGCTTTTCAGCGTCGGAAGGGGCAGCGCGCTTTACGGAAGTAGGAATCGAATGTGTGTGGGGCGGTAAGACTCCTGGTGGATTAACTAGGACGACATCAGCGCAGATAGAAGCGTAAGGCGAGTCAGGGTGAAACATCACTCCTTCTTTCATCAGGTTCGCGCAGTTTTTTAATCTTGCGATTTCGTAGTTCAAGCGTTTATCAGCCAACGTTGCATCTAGTAGCGCAACTTGTTTTTCTGCTGCTGCCCTGCATGTTCTGACGTGTGAGCGGTCAAGCGGAATTGAAATTGTTGCTGTAATCCCGCCATTAATCGAAAAATTTGTTTTCTGGCCTGTTCTAACTGGTTTATAGAAAAGGATAGCGCCCGGATTATCGGGCCTGCCATCTGGGATGGCATTACCTTCCGAATCAAACGCGCCAACAATATCGAGAGTGTCAAACACTGGGTCTGCATAAGTTGCCTCGTAAGGATCAGACCAGCCTGTTGTAGTGCTTACAAATGGATTGATATTTAATGTGGCACCTTGGCAGCTAATACCTGATCCATACGTCCAAGTCATATTTCGGCTCGGCACTACTTGGACAGCCTGATTTGTGACACTTCCGCTACTGTTTGCGACAGGTGCAGCTGTACTACTAACTTGCGCTTGAGCCGGAGCGGAAAGCAGCAAAAGCGTTGCTATGACTCGCTTCATTGCGTAAACGTGCTTGTAGTTTCCGTGAGAGATTCAATGTCTGTTTCACGGTTGATAAGAGTATGGTTCACAAGTCCAGGCCCTTGGAGCGTTTCAACAAACTGAAAAGATGCGCCTTGATTTACGATGCGCCATTCCGGCTTTGATGTTGGATCTAGCCCGCGCCAAACACTAGAAATGCCGTTCACAACGTTAGTTGTTGTGCTGATACTCATTGGAGCAATCGAGGCATCAGGCTCAATGTTTGTTCCGCTTACACTTAACTCATAGCCCGTGCGATATTCGTATGAGTTTATAACTTCAGTAACTTTAGTCTTGGTTGTGGTGGTAGAAGATAGAACACCCTGCTGAAAGTTTGGGACAACAGGCACTGCCTTTGTTGGAACGGCAAAAAGGATCAGCGAGAAGACAAGCCAATACCAAAGCATCACTTGATTGTTAGTTCTTGGATAACTTGACCAATTGCAGTTGTGCCAGCGCCACCAGCAGTAATGGTTAAAGCACCGTCTGTTGCCAGGGTTCCTGCAAGAGTGGCTGCGTGCCCTCCAGTAGTTGTCGTTGTGCTGCCAAATATCGGGAGTGCTGGTACTACTCCTGATGTGACTGTTGTTGAGAGGACTGTCGGAACATCGTCTCCTTCTGTATAGCTTTCGCTGTACGAAAAAGCATCACCAGCAGTGGTAATGCTAAAAGCGCCAGGAGTGTAACCGAGAGCAGTCCCGGAACTGAAGCTGCCAAACTCAGGAGCAGTGTCCAGAGTGACGTTATTGCCAGATACCGCAAATGTAGACGGGATTCTTGTGGCGACAGATCCCGCTCCATCAACTGACAAAGAAACTGACGATTGAATTTTATGGGTAATGTCTGCCTGCACTGGAGCGGCAAAGAGTGTGATGCCTAATACCAGAGCTAGGCGTTTCATTTTGGTTTTGCCGTAGAGGTCTGTTCCTTGATTGTAGGCTCATCTTTCTTCTTTCTATTGTTGCCAACCGCCAAACCAAAGGAAGCAGCTGTGCCGCTCAAGATACTGGCTGGATAGGTTGGGTCTAGGGACTGTTTAAAAACGCCAAGGTAGTTGGCGGTCAAGATTGCCATTGCCCAGCCAAGCAACACAACCTTGATTACGTCGCCTAAGCGCGAGTTTGATTCTTCCTGTTCTGGCTTTTCGTTTGAATCTGCCATGATGGTGGAACGCTAGAGGTCGAATGGTGGTTGAAATCTGGGCTGCTGTAGCTGGAGCAAGCGT